TTCGTGATGAGCGAGATCGACTTGCTGAGCCGCTCAAACTTTCGCTGGTGCGACCTCTTTGGCGCGGATGACGCGCTGATGGCCACGGGATTTAGCGCATGGGGTGGAATCTTTTTCCTAAATGGTCGCTGGCATTCGATTGGTGGTGGCAAAGGACTCAACACCCGACTACTTGCCGTAGGCGAGCGCACAGTCTGCATGGCCAAGGCCGACGATTGGCTCAACGACCACGAATCTGAGGACTCGGCACACAAGACGCGACGCTGGCTCAATGAGCCACCTACTCCTAAGCAGCTTCAGTATCTACCGCGAGAGTTAAGGGCCGACTTTGGCCTGACGCGTTATCAGGCCTCGGCGCTACTGTCTTTCCGCTTCAACCGAAACGCAATTCTCCGTCTCGTTAATGCGGTCAACGACGCCCACGCCCACCAAATTCCGGAGGCTGCGTGAAGTGCGTTGTTTGCTATCGAAAAGCCAAAGGGTTTGGCTGGTTCAACTCTCGTATACCCAGAGAGGATTCCAGCCGCCACAACGACAAGTGGGTCTTCTGCTCCATGCGATGTCAGACGGCCTTCTCCAACCTCATGCAAAAGACGGAGGGCGAAATGATTGATCCAAGTGAGATGGAAATCGCAGCCATGCAGTCCTGCCTTGCGCCAATAGGTGAGTACGTGGCCAGCATCGGCATGGAGCGGCCACTGGCTGATTACAGCCGCGAAGATGTGCTTACGCTCATCGAAGTGGTTATCACCGCTTACCAGAGCCGCATGATCGAAGAACATGAACGCATGGCAGCGAAGGACCGTGCATTTCTTGAACAGCGCATTGCCATTCAAGCCGCAGGCCGGCAGCAAGGACGGAGATGATGCTCGACTTTAATCACCGTCCCAAATTTCATGAACAGGTCGGCGCGCTCATCGATGAGGCTCTGGCACGTGAACGCGATGCGCAAACTGCGCGTGACTATCTTGGTGCATCCCGTCTGGGGGTTTCGTGCGAGCGGGCGTTGCAATACGAGTACACACGCACACCTGTGGACCCAGGACGGGAATTTTCCGGCCGATTATTGCGTGTCTTTGAAGTGGGCCATCAACTGGAAGATCTTGCCATTCGATGGCTTCACCTGATCGGATTTGAACTCTACACACGCAACGTGCAAGGCGGCCAGTTTGGCTTTTCTGTGGCCCGCGGGCGTATCAAGGGTCACGTCGATGGGGTCTTAAATGGTGGACCGGCGTCACTGGGTATGGGCTATCCCGCGCTTTGGGAGTGCAAGACCATGAATGACAAATCCTGGCGCGACACGATCAAAAACGGCGTGACCAAGTCAAAGCCTGTTTACGCTGCGCAAATGGCCGTCTATCAAGCCTACATGGAAGCCACCGTTCCAGGCATTTCGCAAAACCCGGCACTTTTCACCGCCATCAACAAAGATAGCCAAGAAATCTGGTTTGAGTTGGTGCCCTTCGATGGAGGACTCGCGCAGCGCATGTCGGATCGCGCGGTACGTGTGATCACGGCCACTGATGCACACGAGACTTTGCCGAGGTTTTCGACCACGCCAACCCACCAAGAGTGCCGCTTCTGTTCGTGGCAGGAACGTTGTTGGGGTGGGTCTTAATGCATGAATCAAGCTACTTTGACTTCAATGATGCAGACGATCAATCGACCGGGACGACAGAAGATGTCGAAGGATTGCGCCATGCACTAACTGAGCGGCTCGAGTCCGCCCTACTCTTTCTTTTTCCACAGGGTCGCATTCGTAGCGGAAAGTTTTATGTGGGTGATATTGATGGCTCACCCGGCAAGAGTCTAGTCGTTGAGTTGGAAGGCACGCGACGCGGCCTGTGGTTCGACTTCGCCACCGATATGGGGGGCGATATGTTCGATGCCTGGGGCCTGTCGCGTAACCTGTCCGTGAAGACCGATTTTCCCCGCATTCTTGACGAGATTCGCCAGTGGTGTGGCGTGGCGCCCTCCACTAGTAAAGCCACTAGAAGGGATCTCCGGCAGCAGCCAGTCGATGAACTCGGCCCCTACACCGCAACCTGGGACTATCAGAGCGCTGATGGCACCCTAATTGCCCGGGTGTATCGCTACGACCCAGAGCCTGGCCGCAAGGAATTTAGACCATGGGATGTGCGCGCCCGCATGTGGCGCGCCCCCGATCCGCGTCCGCTCTATAACCAGCCGGCCATAGCGACAGCTAGGCAGGTGGTGCTGGTGGAAGGTGAAAAGTGCGCGCAGGCCTTAATCGAACAAGGCCTGGTTGCAACTACTGCCATGAACGGTGCTCGGGCGCCCATCGATAAGACCGACTGGTCACCACTTCGTGGCAAAGATGTTGTGATTTGGCCGGATCGTGATCCGCCGGGTTGGGATTACGCGGAAAGCGCGTCTAAGGCTTGCGTTGCGGCAGGCAGTCGTTCGGTCGCGATCGTCGTGCCGCCCGAATCAAAACCCGAGAAGTGGGATGCAGCCGATGCGGTTGCCGAAGGCTTTGATTGCAAATTCTTCATCGCATCTGGCGAGCGTATTACGGTCAGGGTCAGTACTGCGACTCTACCCATCGACACGTTGGGTGAGATCCTAGATGACGACACTCCTGTGCCACCTGACCTCGTGTCCAATCGGATTGTCATGCATGGGTGCGTCACTGTGTTCGGTGGTGCACCCAAGGTTGGCAAGAGCGACTTTTTGCTCGCGTGGCTTGCCCACATGTCGGCCGGTCTGCCGTTCTTAGAAATGGTGCCGGCGCGACCGCTCAAGGTGGTCTACATCCAGGCCGAGGTTCGCTACCCTTACCTCAAGGAGCGTATGCACAACATTGTTTTGCCCAGAGACGCGTTGGCGCTTGCCCGTCGCAATTTGATGGTCACCCCTCAGCTGCAACTGGTGCTTAACGACGAGGGACTCGAGCAACTGATCTCGGCCATTAACACCCACTTTGTTGGAGAGTCGCCGGACATCATTGCCATCGATCCGATTCGCAATGTATTTGACAGCGGCGGTGTTGGCGGTGAGAACGACAACGACGCGATGATGTTCTTTCTCACTCGTCGCCTAGCCAAGCTGCACTTTGCGGTCAACCCAGAAGCTGGTGTGATCTTGGTCCATCACACCAAAAAAATCACCAAACGCCAGTTCGAAGAAGATCCATTTCAGGCTTTTTCGGGCGCGAGCAGTCTGCGCAGCTACTACTCGTCAAGCCTAATGCTGCACAGGCCGGATGAAGCGAGCACGGTACGTCAGCTGATCTTCGAGTTACGTAATGGTCCAGGCCTACCGAACCGCTATGTCGACAAGGTCGATAACCAATGGGCAATCGTCAACGCCAGCGAACGCCTAGTCCTTAAAGAGTACGGCCATCGTCTCGATGCAGAGCGACTGCGCAAGCTTGATGTGATCTTGCAGATCTTGCTAGACGAAGGTTTCAAGGGAAACTGCTACACCGCCAATCAATTTTCCGAAGCCTTCGAAGGCAAGGCAGGCCTCGGCGGCGAACGCACTATCCGCGAACGTCTATCGGCTCTAGCCACGCAGGGCTACATCAAGTATTTCCGCAACGCGCAGGACTATGGGCTGCCCTCTATCGGGCGATCCAAGTTTGGTTACCTATGCGTCGAAGGCATGGTGGTCAACCTGCCTCAAGGCGACACGAATCCGGACACCGGCGAGATGTCCATGGCATCGCTGCGCGTCCTTCCCACCCACTACAAGTGCCCTCTTTCCGGAGCGGCGATGCCCGTTGAGAACCCGGAAGTGTGGGTCTACCCCGAAAACAGCAATGACCCACAGGAGTCCGAATGAATACGATTTGCCAAGATAGAGACATCACCGCCGGCGCATTGGAGAACGCGCGCATCAGTGCGCGTTCGCATGTACGCGCCATCATCTGCCGCGCTTTAGAGAACACCCTAACTCGCCATCATCGTTGCGATGGAATGCACAAAAGCACGCACGAGCAAGTTGGCAAAAAGGGGGGCGGAAGTTGGCAAAATTTTGCCAACTGGATTCAGTTGGCAGACCGTTGCCAACTTAATTCCGTTTCTTATCAACAACTTAACCATTTTCAGGTTCAGTTGGCAGTTGGCAGTTGGCAAAACTTGCCAACTGAAGCAAGTGCTTGTTTTTATTCACTTTCTGGCCCTTCGGAAGTTGGCGAAATCTCCCCCTCCTACTACGTAGGAGAGGGGGCTGATGCCCTCTCTCCGTTACGTAGGGAGATTGCGCGCTCGATCGATCTGGCTCCTTCAGTGCGCAGCGTGATTCTGGCAATCGATCTGGGAACAACTACCGGTTGGGCCCTGCGGGCAATGGACGGTCATCTTGCACATGGCTTTACTAACTTCCGGCCCAACCGCTTCGAGGGCGGAGGGATGCGATACCTGCGATTTAAACGGTGGATCAGCGAAATGAGTCAACTCGCCACCGAAATTCACAGCGTGTACTTCGAAGAAGTACGCAGGCACGCCGGTGTGGATTCTGCTCATGTCTACGGTGGCCTGCTGGCCACACTCACCGCTTGGTGTGAGCACCACAAGGTGCCGTACCAAGGTGTGCCCGTCGGAACGATCAAACGCCACGCTACCGGCAAAGGCAACGCCAGCAAGGATGAAGTGATGCAGGCGATGCGTGCCTTAGGCCACCCAGTGACCGACGACAACGAAGCGGACGCACTAGCGCTGTTGCACTGGGCCTTAGACACACAGGAGGGATGACATGGCTACAGCAACAATTGCTTGGACCTCGGAGGACGTGACCAACTGGCTGATTGAGGCTGCGCGTACCGCACATCGACTTCCACCCGTGAGGGTACAGGGCTACTTCAATGTATGGCCCACCATCATTCGCACGGAACACGAACGTATGGCCAGCGACGATGCACCAATCTACCGCTTCCCACCCACGCCCGCAGAGATCGAACGCATGCTCGCGGTTATGCAATGGGTTCATTGCCTAGAAGTGGAACAACGAAAACTAGTGTGGATGAGGGCCGAGCGTTGGCGCTGGTACGACATCGGCAAACGCTTCGGTGTGGCGCCGCGCACGGCCCAACGCCACTGGGCGATCGCAATACAGACGATCACGGACCATCTATCCAATCGAGGCTGATAGAAGTTTCATAGCGCCAAAAACCCCCGCTAAATAATGCGAACAGATGCGGGAGAAACGCAGATTTCAGGGTGTCGCGTTTTGCCCGGATTCAAGATAAATTTTGCCTACGGTCGCGAGAAGTGCGCCTCCGATCCAACAACTTTACAAACCCGCCCGGTGGCAACGCCCGGCGGGTTTTTCATTTCCGGTTCCCATGAATCCCATACACATCGAATACCGCCAGGTTGACGCGCTGATTCCCTACGCCCGCAATGCAAAACAACACCCGGACGCCCAGGTTGCACAGATCGCAGCCAGCATTCGTGAGTTTGGTTGGGGCGCACCAATCTTGGTCGATGGGAATAACAACGTCATTGCGGGCCATGGACGTCTTTTGGCTGCACGCAAGCTTGGTATGGCTGAAGTGCCCGTGGTTTCAATGGATCACCTGACGGACACGCAGCGTCGAGCTTTGATACTGGCCGATAACAAGATTGGTGAAAACGCATCTTGGGAAGATGAACTTCTTGGGATTGAGTTATCCGAGTTAAAGGATGCTGGCTTTGATCTTGAGCTCACCGGCTTTTCAACAGAGGAGTGGGAAGCACTGATCGCAGGTGAAGAGACCGACAAAGAAGGACTCACCGATGAGAACGCTGTTCCTGAGGTTGTGGAGCCAATCTCGAAGCCTGGTGACCTTTGGGTCCTAGGTGAACACAAAGTCTTGTGCGGTGATGCAACCAAGCTCGATGACTATAAGCGTCTATTGGGCGATGAGCTGGTCGATATGACCTTCACTGATCCACCATACAACGTGAACTACGCTAACACGGCCAAAGACAAGATGCGTGGCAAGAATCGCCCCATCATGAATGACAACCTGGGTGATAGCTTTGAGCAGTTTCTCAAAGACGCCTGCGCCAACATCGTGGTCTACACCAAGGGGGCGATTTATATTGCAATGAGCTCGTCTGAGCTCGATACCCTGCAAAGTGCGTTTCGTGCCTCAGGTGGCCGCTGGTCAACTTTCATCATCTGGGCCAAAAATACATTCACACTAGGCCGTGCTGACTACCAACGTCAGTACGAACCCATTCTCTATGGATGGAAGGAGGGTAACGACCACTACTGGTGTGGCGCTCGCGACCAAGGCGATGTCTGGAATGTTAAAAAGCCGGCCAAGAACGATCTTCACCCAACGATGAAGCCTGTTGAGTTGGTCGAGCGGGCCGTCCGAAACAGCAGTAAGACCAAGGACCTCGTCCTTGATCCTTTCGGTGGGTCAGGCTCGACATTGATTGCTTGTGAGAAGGCTGGGCGACGGGCGAGGCTCATTGAGCTCGATCCTAAATACGTCGATGTGATTGTGAAGCGCTGGGAAGAGTACACCGGCCAAAAGGCCCAAATGATTCAAGGGGCCGATGAGCCGGTGGAAGATGAGGCGCTTTCTGACGAACCGCGCTAGGCGATTCGGTACACGCGCTCAGCTTTGTCCTCTTTCTCGGATGTAATCACTAGACCGAGTTTTTTCTTAAACGAACCTGCAAAGGCACCTCGAACGGTGTGTTGTTGCCAACCGGTGGCTTCGCAGATTTGTTTGATCGTTACACCCTCAGGTCGCTTTAAAAGCGCAATGACCTGAGCCTGCTTGCTGTTCTCGCGTCTTTTGACTTCGCCGGGTGCTTTTACTGGAGGACTTGGTTGATCAATACCAAGCGCGGCATAGGCCGCCTTGGTGAGAGTGACTGCCCGTTTCCTTTGGACAATCAATCCCGCTTTGGTCAGGCTCTCAAGGGTCTTGGCTTTTGCGCCACCTTTTAACGACTCAGGAAACCACTCGACCTTACCGCCGTGATTCTCGTGTGCGCGGGTGAGGATGGCTTGCTGGGTGCTGGTGAGTTTGTGGGACATGGTTGCTTCCTTTCGGTTGGTTGATGGTGTTCGTATGAACGCTCTAGTGCCGAGGAAAGCCAAGTCAATTGCGCCATGTTGTTGCTTATTTCTTGATTGATTGTCCAAAGGAAACGGGCAGTCACTCTCACCAAGGCGGCCTATGCCGCGCTTGGTATTGATCAACCAAGTCCTCCAGTAAAAGC